AGCTTATAAGCGATGTAGATGATAATAGCGATTTAGATACAAGTTGGAGAAATCTACATAAATCTGCATTTGGAGTAGCACATTCTAAAGTTGATAAAATTGCTAATGGCTTTTCTACAGTAAGTGGTAAAAATCCTACAGGTGAAGATTGGGAATCAATTATTGCCGTAGCTGTAAATAAAATACAAGGTGGTAAATGGAATAATGGTCCCGAGTGGGAACGTGCCGAAAAGTTCTGGGGCGATTGGGAAACACAAGGCATGAAACTCGGCCAAGAGTTTGTTACTAAATTAAAAGTTAAAAAATTAGAACAGCTTGGTGCGTCAACATTACCTATCAGCAAAGATTGGAAGGGTACAAATAAAACACCTAAGACTGATCTTATTGACGGTAAAAGAAAAATATCTCTAAAGAAAGCAGGTGGCTCACAGTTATTATCTGCTGGTAAAATGGAAGCAATTTCCACTATAGAAGCTGCAATGAAAATGTATTCTATAGATCCTAAAGGTAAGGGTAGAGTATTATCATTAATTTCAGACCTAGAAAATAAAATGATTAAGTTAACTGAAAAGGGTACTGTTGGTTCTATAGAAAAATTAAGAGGACAGAAAAAATTATCTCCGGCCGATGCTAAGAAAATAGCAGAATTAGATCAAGGCCAAGAATATGCTCAAGAATTATCTAATAAGATTCAAGATATTTTTAATGAAGATGAATTAATGAAGCAATACTTTTGTTGGGAAGCAGCTACTGGTATTACAAAGTTTGGTGCTAAATCTGAAGGTGTTGCTAATGTGATTGTAACATTTAAAGAGACTGGAACTATTACTGATATTTTAAAACTAGACTCACCTAGTAGTGCTGGTAAAGTATTAGCAGATGGTAATGATTTCTATATCTCATTTAAAAGCTCATCAGGCTCACCTCCATATCTAGCTCTTAGAAGTAAAAAAATTAAAATGAAAACTGAAAGTACTCAATCCACTTTTGCACAAATTATTCAAGAAGAATGTTCAAAGGAAGATATTGGATTACAGATGTTAAATGAAGGCAAGCTTGAACAATTAGATGAATTTAAAATGCTGAAAAAGGTTGCCTCTAAAGCTAAAGAAATTGGTTCAGCCATAGGTAATGCTGCTAAAAAAATTATGGATGCAATACTTAAAAGAGTTAAAGCCGCATTCTCTTTTATAAAACGACAAGGTGCTAAAATGATTAATGTTATGTTGGCATTCTTTGGTTTTGATATTAGTAGCATTAAGGTAACAGGTGGTGGTAAATACCCCATAAAAATGTAAGGAATATTTATGGACACGTTTTTAGAGTACTATGACGATAAAAGTAACTTTGGTTTATACGAAGGTGTAAGAGTTCCATTGGAAAGCCCAATGATTGAAGAAAAAGAACCTGAGTTAAATTCACCAAAGCGAAGCTCAGGTAAAAAGAAATATGTTGTTTATGTTAAGAACCCTAAAACGGGTAACGTAAAAAAAATTGAGTTTGGTGATGAGAAGGGCGGACTCACTTCAAAGATTAATGATAGAGATGCTGCACGTAACTTTGCTTCTCGTCATAACTGTGATACTAAAACTGATAAAACAAAAGCAGGCTATTGGGCATGTCGTTTACCAAAGTATGCAAAAAACTTAGGATTGAAAGGTGGTGGAAGTTATTTCTGGTAACCCATACGTTGATGATGGGAATATAAGAACGTTTGATATTAAAAGACCTGCTACGGATTATGTGTGGCATCGTGATAAAGAAGATCGAACAATTAAATTATTAGAAGGTGAAGGTTGGCAATTACAAATACAAGATTGTTTGCCTTTCCTATTAAATTTAAATCAAGAGATTCGTATACCAAAAATGGTATACCATCGACTTATAAAAGGTTATAACACTTTAAGGATAGAAATTAAATGAAATCATTAACAGGTTACCTATCAGAAGCAGCTGGTAAGAATACACATATGACTCATATTGAAGATTTAGTTCTTGATGGTGGTGTCAAAGGAGCAAGGCAAGCAATTAATGCATTACGTTCTTTGCGTGATATGTTATCAGGTAATACTCAAAGTTCGACTGATGTGACAGTTAAATGGGACGGGGCGCCTGCAGTATTTGCTGGAGAAGATCCAGAGACTGGTGAGTTCTTTGTTGCGAAGAAGGGTGTATTCAATAAAAACCCTATGACATATAAAAGTCATGCTGATATAGATGCAGATACTTCTGGTGATTTAAATAAAAAATTAAAAATGGCATTTGATAACCTAAAGGATGTTGGCATCAAAGGTGTTATCCAAGGCGACTTCATGTTTGATAAAGCTGATCTTAAAACAGAAAAAATTGATGGTGTAACATACGTAACCTTCCACCCAAACGCCATCGTATACGCAGTACCAAAGGGTAGTGCAATGGAGAAAGAAATCTCTAAAGCTGAGATTGGTATTGTATGGCATACAAAATATGAAGGTGCAACCTTTGAAACAATGAGAGCAGAGTTTGGCCGAGAGATTGCAACAAAGCTAAGATCAACAAGTAAGGTATGGGCTGTTGATGCTAACCTACCAGATTTATCAGGTACTGCTAATTTTACGGCAGACGAAACTGCAGAGGTAACAAAACATTTATCAGCTGCAGGAAAAACTTTTAGAGAAATTTCTAGTAGTATATTAAAAGATATAGAAACAAATAAAGAACTTAATTTAATTATTAATATATACAATAATCAAAAAGTAAGAGCAAATGAACGCATTACTAATACAGATCAACACGCAAAAGGTTTAGTTAACTTTGTTAGACAACGCTATATGAGAGAGATTGATAAATTAAAATCTGATAAAGGTAAACAAAGGAAAACTGCTCAAAGAGATAACATATTAAGTTTTTTTAATAGAGGTAATGTAAAAAACTTAAAAAAAGTGTTTGATTTACAAAATAATATAGTAGATGCAAAATTAATTATTATAAATAAACTAAACAGTCTATCAAACATTAATACGTTTGTTAAGACTAAATCCGGATTTAAAGTGTCCAGTCCTGAGGGCTTTGTCGCTATAGATCGTATGGAAGGTGGAGCTGTTAAATTAGTTGATCGATTGGAATTTTCGTACAACAATTTCAGCAAAGATATTATTAAAGGTTGGGACTCCCCTAGTCGCTAATCTTTAGATGGGAACCGAGGAAATATGAAATCTTTCAAAGAATTTGAAGAGGCTATGACTGCTGCACAACGGCAGAAAGCTAAAGCAACATTTCGCAAGAATAAAGCAAAGATAATGCTAGGCCGTAAAAAGGCTGCAAAGAAACTTGCATCAAAAGAAAAATTACAAGGTAAAGCTGAAAAGCAAGCCCGTACACTCCTTATTAAAAAAATGACAAAAGGTAAAGGTAAAGATGAGTTATCCTTTGCACAGCGAGCAGCTATAGAGAAAAAATTAGATAAAAAGAAAGGTGCAATTAAGAAGATTGCTAAAAAGTTATTACCTAAAATAAAAGCAGCCGATCGCGAAAAGTTAAAAAATAAGGATAATGAATAATGGCCTATACTCCTAAAAGTTTTAGTGAATATCTTTCAGAAGATACGGGTGAAATTACATTTGTATTTGGAAGATTTAACCCTCCAACAAATGGCCATGAAAAGGTATTTGATGCTCTAAAGAAACAGGCAGGTGCCGGTGGGACATTTAGAATATATGCCTCACAATCAAATGATCCTAAAAAAAATCCCCTCAAGTTTAAAGATAAAATAAAATTCCTTCGTAAAATGTTTCCTAAGTATGCACGAAGCATAATGGCTGATTCTGATATTCGTACAGTATTTGATATTGTGGTTCGTTTGTATGATCAAGGTTATACAAAAGTCAATATGGTTGTTGGTGAAGATCGTTTAAATGAATTTGATACCTTATTAAATAAGTATAATGGGAAAGAAGGCCGTCATGGCTTTTATCAATTTAAAGGTGGTGTAAAAGTAATAAGCGCAGGCGAAAGAGATCCTGATTCAGATGATGTATCAGGTATGAGTGCTTCTAAGTTAAGAGCTGCAGCTGATGCGAATGATTATACAGCATTCAGTAAGGGTATGCCTTCTACCTATAAAGGTGGTAAAGAATTATTTAATGCTATTCGTAAAGGTATGGGTCTTAAAGAGTCTCATAACCATCGTAAGCATATAAAACTAGAAACAGTATCAGAAGAAAGAGAAGAGTATATTAATGGTGATTTATTCAAAGAAGGCGATACCGTTGTAGTTAAAGAATCAAGTGATGTTGGCACAATTACAATGACTGGTTCTAATTATGTATTAGTTGAATTTTCAGATGGCAAAAAGAAACGTTGTTGGTTAGATTCTGTTGAAAAGCTTGAAGAAAAAATGACAGTTGACGATAAAAGAAATAAAAGTGGTTATTATAAAGATGATTCAAAGGATGGTAAATTATCAAAATCAACTTCAGCAAAAAGACACGCACAATTTGCTAAACAGTCAAAGATGGATGATGATAATCCTGCAGCCTATAAGCTAGCACCTGGCGATGCTACAGGTAAGACTAAGCCATCTAAACATACTAAAAAGTTTAAGCAAATGTTTGGTGAAGAAGATCTCGAAGAAAAGAAAATTGCAGGTCTTGTTACGAAAGCAGAAAAATCTGGCATGCCATACGGTATACTTAAAAAGGTATATGACCGCGGAATGGCTGCATGGAGAACTGGTCACCGTCCTGGTACTACTCCACAACAATGGGCATTCGCAAGAGTAAATTCATTCGTTACCAAATCATCAGGAACATGGGGCAAAGCTGATAAAGATTTAGCTGCTAAGGTTCGTGGTGAATCATACGAGATTGGTACAGATGAATATACCAAACACACAAAAGAAATGACTCCAGGTGAACTTGATGAGATGGGAGCATTATCTTCTATTGGTTTTGATGATCTTGATCGCTTTATCGATAGAACATTAAAGAAACCTATCTATAAAAAGGCTGTAAGATACTATTTGGATCAACGCAAAAAATCATCAGGTGATACTGATAATGCCCAAAAGATTATGAAGAAGACAGCCAAGGTTGTTGGATTGGATTATAAAAACTTAAATAAAACTTTTCATGATATGATTAAGAAAGGTTTACTACCTAAACATTTAGCATTCGAAGATACCAAAGTATCATTCAAAGATTATCTTAAGGACGATAAAAATGAAGAAATTTAAATCACTAAGAGAAAAGAAACTTAAAGCTACTGATTACGATGCTAATACAGTAAAATCTAAATCAGGCGGATGGTTACCTAAGATAACAGCTAAAGGTAACTATGATGTCTTATACACTGGAGAAGCTGCTTTTAAATCTGAAAAGATTGCAAAGGCTGCTGCTGAAGCGTATCTTACTGGATATGCTTTAGGTGGTAAGAAAAGTGCAGACAAAATGATGAATGCACACATTAAGAATAACAAAAAGAATTTAGTTGATCCTAGTGTTTTAGATTTTATGGAAGATGTAAATGAGGATTATACTTCACTTCTTAGTGTAGAAATAAACGAAGGCCTTACTGGAGATTTAAAGAAAGCCGAAGATGCGATGGGTGGTTCAAAGACTAAAGAACAAGGCATTCAATTTGTAATGGACACTATGAAAGTTAATAAAAAGAAAGCAACTCAACTAGTTGATAGAATTCTTAAAATGAAAGGCAGTCAAAAGGGTAAAGTTACATTTAAAGAAGCCAATATGTCTGATGTTAAAAAGCAATTAGGTAAAGTAAAAGGTTTATCAAAAGATGCATATGACCAATTAATCACTTTACCAATGCCAGTCTTAACGACTATGGTTAATCAATTAAGTGGTATAGTTTCTAGTACTCAAGTTGAATCAGTAAATGAAAATCAAGTAATGAATGCTCAGTTTAAAGTAGGTGATATGCCTAATAGCGATTTAAATGTTGCTATAGAAAAGTTAAAACGTGCTAAGAAAAAAGCTGAAGGAAATAAATCTAAAGTTTCTGATCCCGTTTTAGTTAAGTCTCTTGAAGATGTAATGTCTACGGTAGATAAAACAATTAAAGATGCTGAAAAAGCAGAAGCTTCTGCATCTAAATTAATTGCAAAAGTTGCGCCATCTATTAAGAGAACATTCGAGCTTTTAAGTAGAAAAAAATATTTAGTAGCTTCTACTGAAGTTGAAGGTGATACTATTGAAGAAGCTATGGGAGCATTCCCACAAGTAGGTAGTAAGTTTGCACTCAAGAAAAAACATGTTAAAATGATTCAAGATATTATTAAGAGCAAAGGTAATGCCGCAGTCTCTCATATAGAAACTAAAATGGGTTATTCAAAAAGTGCAGCTGAAGATTTAATTGCCCTTGCTCAAGGTCGTGCAATATACGGTAAAAAACTTGGTATGACTGGTAGTGGTGTTGTTGAATCATTAAAAGAACAATTGGGTTTGGAAGAAGCTTTTAATATTGATAAAGGCACTAATGTAAAAATGAAAGCTGGTAGTGATAAAGATCTATATGGTAAAGTGATTAAACAAATTAAAGTGAACGGTAAGCCTGGTGTTACTGTACAGTGGAAAAATGGTGTAAAGGGAAATTTTAGAATGGACCAATTTGCAGCTGTAAGTATGGACAGAAAAGCAGATTATCAAGTACAAGATGATGGTGTAAGATTTTAATGATTAACTTTAAAGATTTTTTATCAGAAGGTGAAGGTAAACATAAAGGCGAAGGCTATGAAGCTGGATTTAAACGTCGTGTTGTAAAAACTACTAAGCCTGAACATAAAGAGAAAGGTCTTAATTGGAGAATCAAAGGTAAAGAAAGACCTGAGGTTACAATTAAGCTATATAAAAGTAAACCTGATTTTGCCGAATTTAAAAAGCAAATGAAAAGAGTAGCAGGGCATGAATTCGGTGGATAAGTTTAAAGATTTTATAGATGAGGGTGTAAATGATCCCGGAATCTTTAAAGCTATCTACATGGCTGGTGGTCCTGGTAGTGGTAAGTCATATGTAGCAAAGGGTGCGATACCAAAGTCAAGTGGTCTTAAGATGATTAATTCAGATGACTTATTTGAATTAGGCATGAAGAAGAATGATTTAGATATGGATCTTAAAAAAGGTTATAGTAGCCAACACTCCAATCTGAGGACTCGTGCAAAACAGATGACTGGTAAACGACAATCAATATACATGAAAGGTCGTTTAGGATTAGTTATTGATGGTACTGGTAAAGACTTTAATAATATACAGACCAGTTCCAATATGTTGAAAGGTTTAGGATATGATACTTATATGATATTCGTAAATACATCATTAGAGGTTGCATTGGAAAGAAATGCACAGAGACCAAGATCTCTTCCAGAGCCTTTAGTGATTGATTCGTGGAATAGAGTACAAAATAATATAGGTAAATTCCAAAACTATTTTGGTGCTAAGAATA